CACGACCCCGACCGCGACCACGACCACGACCGCGACCCCGACCACGACCACGACCCCGACCGCGACCACGACCGCGACCCCGACATATCAAAACCTGTTCTTGCTATGGCCGCGTTCATTTCTGCTCTCGTTGTGCTGAGTTAATGCAAACCGCGTCAACTACAGCGCCCCTACCAATGATAACGCGACCTGTCGGGAAAGGCTCAACTTCGTTGAACTGGCATTTCTTGAGGGCATCAGCGAACCTGCCCGTATCAGCTATCCAGGCTGCATCTTCAAGTACAAGTTCTTGCGGAGTGACAGCAACAAGTTTGCCGGTGTCGATCATGGTGACAGTACGAATAAGGTAAATCTTACCGATCTCCCATGCGGAGTTATCTGTTACCCCTCCACCGTTAAACATTGCTGCGAGTTGCTTTGCTTCGCCAATTGTTAAATCGTCAAGTGTTTTCATACTACCTCCTTTGATTGTGCTGCAAGTTATTCAAAAAGACCGCTGGCTTCCTTCTCGGAATCAGTGCCATGTTCAGCAATCTCAGCCCTGCGGATTTCGGCTTCTTCTTCGGGGGAGATGGTGGTTTCGCCGGCAGGTTTATCCGTGAACCTGTTTTTGATCGCGTCGGTTGTCGCGGCATCAGTAGGGTTCTTTACTCCTTCAAACCAATCCCACGGGGCGCTCATACCGTCCTTCAGACTGTTGTAAATCTTCCGCATGTTGACGATTTGCGCCGGGGTAATAGCTTCGAGCCGACGCTGGATTTTCTTCTCAATCATTTCCTGCGTGACGTTGTATGCTGAGAACGCTTCAACAAGTTTCTTGAGTGCGGCAGGGGAAGTGTCGGCTTTGGCCTTCAATGTTTCCTCGGTCTGGTTGACAATAGCCTCGACTATGTCACCGGGGATGACTCCAAGGATACAGGCGCGAAGTCTCCTTGCCCCTTGATTTGCGACAAGCTCATATATGTCCCGCGTGTCGGTGAGCTTCACGTTGCCGGTCTTCTTTGACCTGACGTGCGGGACTTGGAACACTTTGACCTGGCGCACGTTGGTTTCAACGTCCCAACAAAATGTTTCAATAGTGCTTTCGTTATTCTGTTGCGAAAGTTCCCTTACGCCGAATTGCAAATTCCCCCAATTTTGAGCAATAGCTTCAGCGGCACGGATGGAAGGGCCGGTGATTTCAGTTCCCCCTCGGCTGTAAGAATAAAGCGCCTGTTCTGCGAGTCCTTGACGCTGGAATGCTACCAGCATTCTATCAAGGGCAACCTTTTCGTCTCGCGGGAACTGTCTTGCGAGGATCATTGCAGCCTGCACTTCAGCGATTGCTCTTTGGCTTTCCGCAACTGCTAATGCGCCTCCCTGTGGCTGTGCTACCATTTCGTTCTTAACGTCATTCATTTGTATTTCTCCTTATGGTAATGCTCAGATTAATGCTCAGAATGCTCAGATTATGTTGTCAGGCGATTCAAATCCCCCTACCGTATCAACTGCCTCCTTGACATGCTGCTTCAAGGGAAGTTCAGGAATGCGCTTTGAGCCGGTGGGCAGGATTTCGATATTGAGTTCACGTTCCTCGTCAATTTTAAGAACGTGAGTACGGTCAATGTACTCTTCTTTGACAAACGCAACGGTATCAAGCAGCTTGCACAGCGTTCCTATTTCCTCTGCTGTAAGGTCTTTTGTAAGAATCTTCGCGTCATAGGATAGGTTAATATAAAGTCTCATCACTTCCTCCTGTCTCGTAATTTAATGTCCTTCTTGTCCATCCTGTCGCTGCACTCGTCGCAAGCTATTAACCAGTTACAGCCGCAGTCACGATAACCTAGTAGTCTTTTGAGGTAGGCTAGCATTTCGTTTTACCTCGCTCTGATATTTCGGGAGATACTTTGAACGCTTTGCGACCGTTAACGTATTCCACGGCCACTGCTCCCTTCTCAACAAGATGCTTAATCGAAAGAGAGATAGTAGATTCTGTGGTGTCCAGTTCTTTGGCAAGGAACGCTTGAGATATTTGTGCAATATTGTCGTAGTCCATGATCCCTTGGAAATAAAGCAGGACTCGCAGCTCCATACTTGTGAACTTTGCTTTGGCAAGATTTTTAACTGCCTCTTGGTATGTCATAAAGAATGGCTCCGTTCGTTTTGTTTTTCGCGGCTTAGGTCCGTAAATCTCTCCGGTTGTGGCATCTACAACAACGATCTCTTTACGTACAGCCATTATTTACCCCGTAAGTATTATAAGTTTACTTACGATAGACTATACCGACCGTTAGTGTCAAGCATAATTTACTACAATAATTTATTTTGCGATATCCGATAGTTATGCGTGATGCTTCTATCTTTTCTTCTCAATACATAAAACTTTTTGTGATGTTTTATAAGAAAAAAGAAAAAGTGTGGTGCATCGCTAGATGCACATCCCCTCAGGGGGTAGGGGGTGGTTTACTATCGCTCCGCAAGGAACATCTCACTATCACGAATCGCCCCGTTAATCCTGTTCACGCTCCACGTCCTGATAGTGTCTGAATTAACAAGCCTGTTGTGGCAGAAGAAGTAGGAGTTCGCGTAGATGTAGGCTATCGCATCTATCAACTTGTCAATCTGCTGGCCCTTGCGGTACGTTCTCGACATTTTCAGCCTCCTTGAGTGCATTATAGAGACGGGTGAGTGCGGAAAAAGCTACCTGGGCGAGATGGTACACTCCACCGTCATCATGATTAATGGCTAACGGGTCGATCTGGCTTGCTTCGGCATGGCGCATCATGGCATCGTAAAGCCGTCTATCCCCGTCCTCAAACGGTTGCAGACAGTTAAAAGGGGGATACTTCATACCGGCGATGCAATACACGTCTGCCAGCGGTTTCAAGACTACTAGCGGCATCCGATACCACTGTTGCTTATCCTTGTCGAATTTCAAACCACTCATTCCGCTCGTTCCTCCCATATCTTTTCCTCGATCAGTTCAAGCGCCTTGTCACTGAGCAATTCGTAAATATCCGCGCCATTGACGATGACCTGTTCAATCAAGGCAAACTCTTCCTCGTCAGGCTCGATCTTGAGGCCGTCTACGGTGCGACCTTTTGAGGCAGGGGTGTAGTCATAGTGGACTTCCATTTCGATGCCGTGAAGGGTGATAAGGACTTCCATGTTTGGCTCCTTTTTACAACTATCGCTGCACCGGACGAGCCGGTGAGCTTGGTGTTATCTTTTGTAGCCGGCATCTCGCTCTTGAATATGCAGTAATTTACGGCAAGGCTGGCAGCGATCTTGTGCATTGGCCGGGTTCCTGATTGCCTTTGCCGTTCTAAATTCATAGTTGCCACAATCACACCGAACAACCCACCTACTCGGCCTCTCAGAAGACAGTCCAATGACGACGAACCTGCCGCACCTAATCCCTTTTAAATCAAGCTTGGTGCCGTGAGTGCCTTTCCATGTTGGGGGCTTTATATCCGTTGTGGTATAACTTGACGGCTTAATTTTAGGGTCGAAATGAGTGCCCTTGCCTGTCACCATCGCAGCCGTTTTGTCTTGCGGAATACTTGATGCTATCTTGTCCAAAATGTCACCCTCTAAGCCATAATCACTGGTGCCGTTATACTACCCAAGATGGAACATCAAATTCATGGTAGAAATCACAGTCGTTTTTGATGATTAACGTACCGTCACAGGTCTTCTCATATACTTCAAACAGTGAAGGTAGATGTGGAACCAATTCTAGGTTTGGGTAATAGCCTAATTCTCTACACTCAGCTTCGATAGTTAAAGCGCGACAGAAATCAAGCTGACCGCGTTCTACAGCATACTGGCTAAAGCTACCGACCAACGGTGTATAAGGCGGCTTAGTAGAGACTGCAACAAGTCTGACTTCTTCGATTTCCAGGCCCACGGAAGCCGCTGCGATACTGTAAGCGCCTCCTTGAAGTCGATACCCAAACTTCTCAATCGACCTTTGAAACGCAAACAGTGACGAATCAGCCGTACTCTTGAGGTCGTTGATATACGGCTCGTCCAGGTTATCTAGTCGAGATTTAATACGAATGCCAGTTTCCCTGTCTGTGTAGATGATCGTGACTTCGTTCATTCCTGACTGAAACATCTTACGCTTGACGACACAGGGATACGTATCGATTGCCTGACACGCGCCTTCGATGATTACCTTGTCGTCGGCGGAGAGGATCGTTTTGCCCTGGTTTTGAGACTCAAAGAGATCCCACCAATGAATCGAATTGACCGTTTCTATCGACGGACGCGCTGCTTCTCGCTGTTTATCAGTCGGCTTCTTCGGGGCATCAGCAGGGACGAAAGCAAACCGGGCATTGAGAGCGTCGCGGCCTTCGAGTTTGAGGGCATGAATGGCGTGTCCAAGGTCGATACTCTTGGTAGCCTTCTGCTCTTCCTGGGCCTTGGCGGGATTTATTATCAGGGTACGGGCATAGGACGCCGAAAAATACGGAAGCGCGAAATATATCTCGTCAGGGATGCCTTCAAAAATTCCATCCGGCAAAGCAAGTGCTTCTTCGAGTGTGAGCGATTTCATATCTTCCCCTTGAAAGACGCATCAAATTCTTCAGGTGTCATGCCAAAGAACGCTGCAAGGTCTTCGGCAGCAATAATTGCCTTACCGTCGCTTAACCGGAAAACTCGCATCTGGACATCACCGATTTGTAAAATACCGCTATGGGTGACAGTAGGAATGTCTTGACGAGTTCCATCATGCCATTCGGCTTTTTCTTCCATCGGTTTCCATTCAACTTGATCTAGCATGTTGTCAATAGGGTTCATGGCAGCAAGTCCTCAATTTTGACATGCAACGCTTTGGCAACGACCTTTGCGATATGCTGGTTCATGGTTTTCACTCTTCCTGCTTCGATGTAGCGAATGTTGTTGTCCGTGAAACCAGCAATAGCCGCAAGCTCAGTTACAGAGAGGCCAGCATCCTCTCTGGCCTTTTTTATTTTTTCTCCGTTGATTTTCATTTGAAGCCTCCTTGGTTTGAGTGATAGTAGCAAAACAAAAATATCAGGTCAAGAAAATAATTCAAACGAATTGGTAAATATTTTTCTTGCAATCCACTTTTTTCGGGTTTATGGTAGCGCCATGTTCAGCCAACAGGAAACATCAATGGGAGGTGTCACATGCAACCAGGGGGGGGAAAGCCCTCCGCAACAGGGGAAGGGCGGATAACAACTATCGCCCTTTTTCTGCAAAATCTTACTTGACATTAATTATTTTTCTGCTACCTTGCGGCAAAATTGAATATCAACCGCTGGTCGAGAGCGTGTTAAAACTTGGTGATGGCTCCTAGTTGAGCCAGATCCCGTAAGCCTGTCAGGATGCTCGACCCATCTTGGCAGGCTTTCGTTATTTCAGCCGATGGCAAAAAGGGATGGGAATGGGGCCACAATGCGAAGATGGCTATACCAAAATTGCTAATGAGCTGCTTGAAGCTTTGTGCCGTTTTAGAATATCTGGAGAATCAATGCAGGTTTTTTTGACAATTTTACGCAAGACTTATGGTTTTGGTAAGAAGTCCGACATGATCGCTTTGAGCCAATTTGCAGAAGCAACCGGCATTGGAAAGCCAAATGTAGTAAGGGCGCTCAGACAACTGTCTACTCTCAACCTGATATTGGTTGAAAAGGGTTCGGTCATATCTTACGGGATTAACAAACACCATGAAACCTGGATCAGGGAAAAGCGAGAAAAAATACGTCCGTCTTTACCTAAACCTGTTATCAAAATTGATAACGATATTGTCAAAAACGATAACGATAGCGTTATCAAAATTGACAACGCGTCGTTGTCAGAAACGATAATAAACGTTATCGAAATTGATAACAAACCGTTGTCAAAATTGACACCCACAAAAGAAAGGAAAGAAAAGAAAGAAACTACTACAAAAGAAAAAGTAAATCTTCTTGAAATATGTGAAGCATGGAAAGCGTTTGTGGAAATGCGTAAATCAATCAAGAAGCAGATGACTGAATATGCCATGCGTCTCAGAGTTAAAGAACTATTCCGTTTATACGAACAGGGATACGACCCCATAGAAGTTTTAAATCAATCTACCGCTAGTAATTATCAAGATTTATACCCAACAAAGGAGAAGACAAATGGACGCCGAGACGAAGGAACTGGAACTCCAAAAGAAAATCAAAGAAGGCCAGGATTTATTGAAGCAAACGGCCCTGACGCTGATTGGCTCGGAACTGGCCAACAACCCCCCCTCTTGTGACCGCTGTGGGGGGGAAATGTCGTGGAGCGGGAAACTGGATGGATGGTGCTGTGTAGCTTGCTATGAAAGACAGCAAGCTCACGAAGCGTCCCGCCTTGCAAAAGCCAGGAAGCGTATGCTGGAACAGTCTGGTATCGGGGAACGATTTATTGGCATGACTTTTAGCAATTACATTCCGGAGAATCTAGCTGCTGAAAAAATATTGGGAGCTTGTAAGGACTACGTTGACAAATTTAGTCCAGGGTCAGATTCGTATCTTATTTTTATAGGTTCGCCGGGTACTGGTAAAAATATGTTAGCCGCTATTATTGGGCAAGAAATTATCAAGAAAGATTTTCATGTGGTTCATACAACTGCAATCAAATGTGTGCGGCAAATAAAAGATTCTTGGCGTGGTAAGGAAAATTCTGAACAGGATGTTATAGATTCTTTTGTGAGGCCCGATTTGTTGATAATCGATGAGGTAGGTGTGCAGTTTGGTACGCCTACAGAGCAGCTATTTCTTACTGAAATCATTAACGACAGATACGAGCGCAAAAAACCGATGATCCTTATTTCCAACTGTACGTTAAAGCAGTTGGAAGATTTAATGGGAGCGCGTGCTATAGACAGGTTCCATGAAAGCAATAGCCAGATATTTGTTTTTAACTGGAACAGCTACAGGCGCAAATCCAAATGAACGACCGCAAACTACCACCGCAAGCCATAGAGGGCGAAGTCTCGATCCTTGGGGCCATATTTCTTGACAACTCTTGCATCCGTAAAGTCTCCGGAATCATCGACGCAATGGACTTTTACCGTGAATCGCATCGAAAAATATTCAGAGCGATGCTTCATCATCAGTCCAAAGGAATTCCTATCGATCTCGTAACACTCAGCAACACGTTGAAGGATCGTGATGAGCTGGAAGAAGTCGGCGGGGCATCCTATCTGGTCCAGCTTGTCGATTACGTCCCGACTTCAGCCAACGTCGAGTATTACTGTAAGATGGTCAAAGAAGCATCGGTGCGCCGGCAGATGATCTTGTACGGCGAGAAGATAAGCGAGATGGCCTATGAAAGCGAGTCGGTAGGCGAGATCATCCCTGAAGCGAAGTCAGGTTTGTCTGAAATCACGGCAAACATGGATTCGTTTGGCGGTGTTTCCCTGCAAGACCTTTCCACCTTCGACTCTCGTATGGCGAATTACGAACGGCGCGTCAAGACAATCGACCAAGACAGGTTCATCACTGAATACGCACTGCTGGACAGGAAAATCAGAGGGGTAGCGCCTGGGGAAGTGATGACCATAGTTGCAGAGCCGGGAGGGTTCAAGACTGCGTTTCTGCAAAACCTTCTCAAGCGTGGGGCAAAACGGACGAGCAAACATGCGCTGTTTTTTTCAATGGAGATGCCTGACGACAAGATATTTGAACGGGAAATCCAGATTGATTGCGGTGTTTCAGGGTGGGATGTGGAGTGTCATTTCAAGGGTGGCGGTAGGTATGCGATAGACCAGAAAAACATCGCTGCCGGCCATAACGGGCTGATTGTCTGTTCGAAACCGCGTCTTTCGCTGGAACAAATGGAGCGGTATGTTGATCTGACACGACAGAAATTTGGCGAAGTGGTGGCCCTTGGGATTGACTTTATCCAACTCATGCCGGGACCGCCTGGGACTAGCAAAATATTTGACAGGATCGAGCACAACGCTTATGGAGCAAAAACTATGGCGAAGGCGCTCAACGTCCCGGTGATTCTTCTGTCGCAGATTAACGTATTAGGACGTAAGGAAAAGCAGGGTATCAATTTCAGCGATGCGAAAGGCGGCGGGGCTATAGAAGAAGCTGCCGACATAGGACTTGGTTTCTACCATGATAAGAGCGGCGTCCTGGTTTGTGAAGGGCTGAAGAATCGCAATGGGCCGCGAGGTTGGAAACTTGAAGCAGAGATCAACCGGGTTACGTTTCAGTTTATCGACTTCACTCTTTACGAGGAACGGAAGGGCAAGGCTAAAGGGGAGGATGACGGATGTCCGTACTAATGAAGGGGAGGGAGCAATTATGGGATTGAAACAGCATATTGGCTTTCTGGTGATATTGGCCGTCATGATGTTTATAGCTTGGCTGTTTGACATTAATAACGTCCAGAATAAGTATGATTGGACTGTCCCGTTCGTATCTGCGTTCATGGTTTGGTTGATAGCTGAAGTATTGTACTGGCTGTTCTATTATTTTTTTATCGTTTGACCTTCAAGGAGACGTATGCAAACGCTCAACCTACTCAACGACACCATTCTCGTCTGTAATTCCGGTGAAGTGCGTCAGGTCTGGACCGATCAGCCGAACGAGCACAAGTATCGCGTCTGGACGGAGCAGGAAGTGAGACTCGCGACCTTACTTGACGAAAAGGATCTCTTGGAAATCGTCAAACGGAAGAAATCGCCAAAAGGGTTTGTGTTTAAAGGTCAGGTATAGGGCAGGGACGAACGAGGCTAAGGCAGGAATTGATTTTGAGACAGGGTGAATGGTTGTGGTAGGGTCGGCAAAGGCAAACGTGTTATAACGCAAATTTGGAAGAAATTGAAATCGAAAGGAGGGAGTGATGGATGATGCGGAGATTTGCCCTTATAAAGATGCGAAACATTGCACTAGACCGCACGTACACGCCAACGTGCGTCATTGCCGATGGGCGGCGAGGGTTCGGCACAAGTCGCAGTGGGGTGGGTCGTTGGTGAGATGCTGGAAGGGGAAGAAATTATAACGGTTTGAAATAACCGGCGAAGCGCAGCAAAGACCGAGTTGATTGTTTGGTTATAGCCCGTTTTCGCCACGGAGAGGCGGCATGATTAAGGCACCGTGGACAACAGCGCAAATCGAAAATCTAAGGAAACGGCAAGCAGAACCAACATTGCACTCCTATACCTGCGACGACTGCGGGAATGATCTGTACCCGACAGAGCAAGGATGGGAGTGTTACACAGATGGATGCAACTACACTCAGGATTGGGCACACACTTCGGACGTGACCGGAGAGTTTCAATCACTAGTGGATTTCAGGAAGCACCTGGACAGCAAAATAGACGCATCACTGGAAGGGATATAACAATGATTACCCTGCCATATCAGCCGTGATAACTGGATAATTAGCGACAAAGGCAGAAATACAATGACCGTGCCAAACCTTTACAAACGCTGCGACAACCCCCCCTGCCACGAACTAGCCCCATACCCTGACCCGTACTGTTGCCCACGGTGCAAGAAGAACCACCAGAGCAGGATGTATCACTTGCGGCACTTTGGCCCAACGCGTCAGGAAAAGGTAACGTGGCAAAGCAAGCGCCAACGAGTGATGACGGACGCGGAACAGGAGCAGATTAACTTGACAGCAACACGGGCGATGGCGGCGAGGATGAAGCAGCCGCTTGATAAACTGGCAGCGCGGAGATGTGGCGCTCTTTGGTAAAACGTGACCGGCTAATTGGGGAGAGATATGAGCCAACAGGACTTGATTGAAATGTGCAACGACGCGATAACTGAAAGGCCGTCGCCTGGAATTACGGCTTAAACGAGATCCACCGGCTGATATGCCGAAAGGATTTTTGCTTGAAGAAGACAAAGGGAAGGGGAGGCTTTATGAGTTTAACCCCTGGAAGGTTAAGGCGTGGGCGGAGGGGAAGTAAAAAAGAGGCCGGGAAATTAATCTCGGCCTCTGTGCGTTAATCCTTGTGGCAAGCTGTAATGCAACTTTCTGGCTCTCCGTATTTACTGATGACTATCCCTTCATGCAACACCTTGGCTTCTTCTGGTGGCCTTACTAGCAACGCGGCAAATATCGCCAGTGCTATCAAACTTCCGATCAGCGTCCTCTTCTCCCGTCTCTTCATGTCGTACCCTCCTTGTGATGTAATACACAGTCTCAGCTAAAATATAGGCCATTCCTATCAGTAGTAGATGAGACTGAATCCAGTTAATGATCTTCAAAACTCCCCCCTTAATCTCGCGGCACATGTCGCGGCGGTGATGTCTTCTTTCGTGTGGCCGGCAGCTATCAACGCTTTCTGTTGCCAGTTCTTGACCTTGATTTCGCAGGCGTAAACGATGCCCTGGCGCTTGAGATAGCGCGTCCCGTCAAGTTCCATCCGGTAGACATGGCGCATGGTCGCGTTACCCATTCTTACCGTAACGACTTGATAAACGTGACCGGCAAATCGTAAAAGCGGTTTCGTTGCCGTTATCCAAAGGTGCGGGACAGTCGTGATGGATTGCGGGTTAAGGCGGTCAAGTTCGATGCAGGCGAAGTCTGGTTTCTTTTTCATTTCTCTTCCTCGTTCAAACTCTCGATGATGACTTGCTCTGCTTCTTCGAGGGTATAGTGACACGTTGGGCAATGATTTCTGAATGTCCAGACATGGCAGAGAGGACAACTATGCCCCTGCTTCCGCTTCACAGGTGGATCTTGCACACTTTGCATAATGCTTCGCTCCCTTGCGCTTCAAATAATTCAGACGATGCGCGTTGCAATCCTGGGTTGCAGATCGCGGCAAATAAACCTTTGGCCTCGGTCTGTCTCCAATAGTGGTAAACCCTGGCGCTTTCCCTGACTTTGGCTTTGAATTTTGGCGGTCGTTTCATGGCTCCCTCCTTAAAAATCGTGACCGGCTAATTGGTAAATCTCATTGCATCGCTTTATCGCTTCCCTGTGGCATTCAGGGAAGCTAACAACGATTAATGACCGGGTTTCAACCTCACACACTCACCGAACGGCGGAGGGCTGGCTTGATACTTTCCGGTATTTACCCATAACACTGGCATTTCTGGCTCGTTGCCGTAATCTGAACATTGCAAGTCACTCAAATAAACGACGGCGCAAGGCGTTTCTTCTGCGTTCTCTTCAATCCATTCCCAAACCGGGCTAAACCTCGTCCCGCCGCCGCCTTTCGCGTCAAGTCTAATCGGGCGCGTCTCTGCGGTGAATTCCTCAACGTGTTGTACTTTCGTGTCACAGTAAACCACGGTGACGGTCGTCGGGTACTGGTTCAAAATGTCGTCAATCTCGCTTGCAAACTGTTGTAAATCGTCCTTGGTGATACTACCGGACGTGTCAACGGCTACAACAAGCGGCGGCATTTCCTGGTTGTAGAGTGAGGGAAGGATAAGGCCTCTTGAGAAATAACGCGGGTTCGGACGCTTCCAGGTGTAATCGTTTCGGGCGGTGCGGTCGATGAATTGCCGTAAAGCCTCTCGCCAGTCAACGACAGGCTCCAAGAGTTCGTCAACGTACCTTGCAAGACTTCCCGGCAATTTGCCTGCCATTTTCGCGGCCTGTGCTGCCTGCTGCGTGGCGATTTTCCAGTCTTGCGCGTTCTGGGCCTTGTCGCTGTCGCTGGCTGGTTGTCCGTCTTTTCCTGGCAAGTCTCTGACTTCACCACATTTACCGGGATCGCCTAAATTTGGCTCCTGCGGTCCTTTGCCTTGCTTCCCCTGTCCGTTGCCTGCTCCGTTTCCCTTTCCCGGTCCTGGGCCTTGTGGTGGCTCTGGAATAAGGTTGTAAATTGCTTCTGCTTCCAGGTTGTGGAACGCGGGATTATCAAGATGATCTTTCGGTAAAACCATTCCTGCCGTTTTGATGAGATGATTTATACTGAGGTCGGCAGAAGTATTCCAGCGTTGCGGGTCGCGTTCTCCCCGTCTGCATTGGTGCGCGTTGGCAAGGTGCATTACTTCATGGCACAAGACCCCTTTAAGCTGGTCAATGGGCAAAGAATCAACAAAGGCGGGGCAATAGCCAATACTTACTCCATCGGTCCACATGGTGCGCTGCTCGGGGTTCGGGATGTAAAGCATTTCATCCTCTATCAACTTGGTTTTGAGGGCAAGCGAGCCAAAAAACGGTTGATCGAGGATAAGAGCTGCCCTTGCTTTCTGCATTTTCTGTTGTGCGGTCATTGGTTTTCCCTCCATTCCTTCATGCTGGCCTTGGTAAATCCCATACAGAACCAGTACCATCCTAAAGATGGGTTCCATTGCGGTACTTTTAAGCCTCCGCAGCATTCACATATTGTGTCTGCTGGCCTATTGTCGGGCTGTTGCATGATGCCTCCTTTCTGTTGATTGCTTAATGATGCCCCTGAATAGATCAGGAGCACGATAAACAATCAAGGTCGTTCTTTGTCTTTTAACTGGCGTTGTAAATCCTTGATAAGTCTACGTTGCAAAAGGTTGATGATAGCAATAATAATAAAAGCTATAATCATGACTGCATCCATATTAAGCCTCCTTTCCATAGTTAGTTAAATCAAGCTGCATTCATATAACCGCACATTTTATTCATGATTTCGGCACAGTCATTTGCAACGGCTTGCCGGGTCTTCTTGTCGGTCCTGAGCGTGTCGGGTTCGTATGCTGTCAATCGTGCCGATACTTCTTTAGTCAGTCGGTCAAGTTCCGCGTCTCCTGCAATATTGAGACGGGGTAACAGGTCCACGAGTTCAACGATATTACCGACAAGAGAATCCCTAAAGATTGCATCGGGAGTGCTCAACCGTTCTGCCATTGCTGAAACTGCGGTATGCAGGCGGTTCCATACGTCTCTCATTGCTGCATCCTGGGCCTGTTGACTACGGGCGTCAAGTTCGGCCTTGATCCTTGTAACCTCGGCGTCTCCAAGGTCAACACGAAAATCGTTAGCATCCGGCAGCGGGTCAACCTGCGTTTCAAAGGAATATTTACTGACGATATTCTCTGTGGAAGGGTAATCGCTTTGCACAAACAAGGAATTGAGACGTATTTTAGCATCCTCGACTAATGCGGGATACTCGGTCAAAAACTCGTTGACTGCTGCCTGGAACGCGGCTTTATATTTTCGCATCCCTTCTGAATAAGCGAAAAAGTTCGCGGCTGGCAAAATCCTTGCTCCGTCATCGTTCCAGGGGAGAGTTTGAGCATAGTGGAATGTTCGGGCGTCTCCTGCTGCGCTCTGTACTTTCTTCAAGGCGTTGGTGGCAATGAGGGCCTTGTTGTAGCGTCCGGCGTCGCTTGAAGTCTGATATTCCTCTTTTACTTTCGCGGTGGCGGTCTTGTCGAGCTTACGAGCCGACCAGATTGAGATCGAGAGACGGGCAAGCATGGCTTTTTTGCTGATTACGTGTGTCATGGTTTAATGCTCCTTTCGTTGTCTGCGGTCGTTTCCGCGTGATGTAAAGCACTGGTTAGGGCAAAGGTTGCAAGGTTTCTTGTCTACGACAAAATACAAGTCAATTAAAAAGTCTGCTCCGCGTGGCGTCTCCATCAGTTTGCAGCCGTGTCTAACGAGGTCGGCTAAATCGGGCTGCGGCTTGTGCCTCCGTTCCTGTAGTCGTCTGGTCATAGCTCCTTTCCTCCTTGTAATGAAATACCGTTCGTGGTTGGCTGTAACTGTTTATCTGAACCGTTAAGGGTCTTAACGGCTCAATAAACGGTCAAGCTAAATCAAAATGGACTGATGCGCGGTTGCCCACTTCACAAAGCCTCGTGAACTGGTTACGGTCGGGGCAAGTTTCACGGCGTCTCTCATCAGCAAAACAGAAAATTCAGCGGGTAAGCGGTCGCAATATTCCGCAAGTCGATCAATCGTGTTATCGGAACACTTACGGCTCAAAGCACCACAAAGTGCATACAGGGTCGCGGGGTCGGTCGGCACTTCTCCCGCCTGGGGATTCATCAATATCGCGTCGGGGTTCGGGAGGTTGCGACAGATACGGAGAAATCCAAGGAATTCAGCGGCGAACGCTTCACCGGCTGCGCCTGCTATTACCGGATATTCAAGCTCTTGCGCGATCCCTAAATTTAAGATCCTGCCGACGTTGGCAACGGTGCGGGGGCAAGGGCTGTTAAAAAGGTCGGGGCTTGGCTTAAAGTCGTGCAAAAGGTTCGGGCGGAAGCGTACAAAACTAATCAACTCGGTCGGCATGTTGTTGCTCAATGCCCAATTGCACCAGGAATCAAGGTCGGGCTGTAACTCAACTATGGTTGTAAAGCGGGATTTGACCGGCTCTAAAAGTCCTGATACTCCGGCGCGGTCCTGGCGGCGGTTGGTGGCTCCGATAAAGCAAACGTGATCAGATACTTTATGGCCATTGACACGACGTGCTAGAATCAGTTGCATTGCGGCGGCCTGTGTTGCGGGTGGCGCTTGTCCAAGATCGTCTAAAAAGAAAAGTGTGGGGCGCGTTGCCTCGACTGCTTGGCGGAGTTCACCAAAAGGTAAAAACTCGGCAGCGTTGTTGACTATTCCAGGCAGCCCCTTGAAGTCTACGGGGTCCGACACGACAGGGTGAGTTATAATCAGGTCTGCTCCTGCGGCTTTCGCGGCCTGTGACACAATATCCGATTTGCCTACACCGGGAGCGCCTTGGATCAATACCGGCTCTCTAGCGGGTATCATCGTTGCTAAAAGCGTTTCAAGCTGTTTTGGGTTCAATGCGATCTCTGACATGGTCAATTTCCTCCTTTAATCTGTAGTAATGCCCAAACGAGCACGATAATTCCGCCGATGGTGATACATTCCATGTTAAACCTCTATTCCTAGTTTCCTGGCGATTGCTTTGCATTCAAAGCAGGGTTCAGTTTTACCAGTGTCACGCATAAGTTTTTGCACTTCTGCCATGTCTTTAAAGCCTGATAGGGTCGTAACTCCTGCAACAGTCCTCAAGTGCTGCTTTTCTTCCTTGGTCAAAGATTTAAAAGTTGCTTTCTTTTGCATGGTTCAATCCTCCAAAATGACGGTTTCAACCTTTAGAGGCTGCTTTGTGTAAATGACGATGGTCAAGCGGTCGCTGTCCTGGGTTGCGGTCAAGAGAGCATCACCTAATTTGACTGTGGTAATCAAGGGCTGTGTCATGGGGGTTCCTTTCTGTGGATTTAACCGCCTATAGAACGCAACAAACCGGGGCTTGCTGCGTCGTAAAAAGGTTAAAGCCAGATAAAGCCTATGCGCTCCATATCGGCGCGGAATGCTGCGATTAAGCAGGGTAAACGTGCCTCTAGCATTTCTTTTAGGTTGTCGCTGGTCAATTCCTCGTCAGTCGCTTCGGGCCATACGGCAGAGTCACGAGCATAGACAAGGTTTTTATTGTTGGCATGGTAAACGGTATTAGCAACATAATGCAGGGGTCCATCAGTGCTCATAAGGTGCCATTTAATCAGGGGTGCAAGTTCGGGAAAGATTCTTTCAATATCTTCGTGCAAGCATCCGCCTGCGGCTATATCTCTGCGGCGGCGGGATTCGTCGGTATATATGTCTGCGGTAATTGCAAAAGTCTGGTGGCCGTTCTGGCAATCGTCGTCAAAGCGGATTTCAACATGCATAGTGCCGTTTGTGCCGTAACCTGCAACCTTGCGGCCTTCGCTTTTCCAGGTCTGGTTTCGGTGAACAAGTGCGCATCTTACTTCCTGTGGGGCGTGGATGGTAAACATCCTGCCGGGTATGTTGTTAATGCTGTGGGCGTGTTCTGCGATTGGATAGTTCATTGTGTTCTCCTTTCTAAAATCGTACTTCAAGAATAAGGTGGCGTACTCGTGGCAGTTCTGAGCGCTTGATATAATCCCATTTGCCGGTTATCCATTTGACACGGATCATGTTGTAATCTCCTTTGTAAATGATGGTATAACCAATTATACTGTAATCATAATCATAATCAAGCTATAAATAGTGGACAGAGCTACTTTTTTTGTAGAGACTTGTTGCAGTAAGGAAGAAAATGCACGTTTTGAGTTTTCAACAGGGTTATCAACAGATAAAGGTGGGGTTTTCAACAGGGGGTGTGGATAAAAACAAAAAAATAAAGCCCCTTTTTGAGGGGCTAAAAACTGAGTGAAGTAGTTTCTTCAAGCGTTAATTCTCGAACTGGGTTTATTTTGATGTGTAATTGTTTGTGATCTGCATAGTTCTCTAGCCTTTCAAGATTTGTTCTTCGGTTGTCAAGGCGATTTTTGTTTTTATGGTGGATAATCTCGTCTGGTTCAGCATCCATAATAAGCCTGTGCATATATAAAGCGATAAACTTTTTACCTCGCCTGAAACTTTGCACGGGCATAACCTGCGCTACAACTCCAACAATAATTCTTTACTTTTTCATAATCGGATTCGTCAATTATGGCGGTTCCTCCGACAATACCAGAAAGTGTGATAGCTAGAGTTTTCATTTTAACCCCTTCCATTTCCGGCTCTTACATGCGGGGCATTCCTGCGGGGTCTTCCCAAGGCTTTTAGGTGTCCAGGTGTGTTTGCAGTTCTCTCGCTGGCATTGGTACTGCCATGAATCGGCGGGGCCTAGATCGGGCAAAGATACGGCGGGGTGCTCTCCATTGATTAGATACATGATAATCCTCCTGAGGGTTTGATTAAGCTATAGGGGAGAATATCATAATCCTAATCATAGTCAAGGCGTTTTACACTTTCGGGCGTTCTGCTCTACGATCTGGTTGATAAATGCTTCGTCAAGCGGTGGCAAGGTTCCCGGCCTTATGTAGTGCTGAAGGATATCGCGGATCGTTACGCCTACTTTCTTTCCTTGCAATCCTGCCAGCAACTTCAATTCCCATAAGAGAGTTACAGGAAGATGAATTGAAAAGCCTATTTCTGCCTTGTCCTTTCCTGGGTTGCGGTTCCTTGGGATCATCTGAGGCCAAAAGATCTCATGCGTGTATAGATACTTCCTTTCCAGCTCTCGCCTTGCTTGAATGATGCGGGGCTGTGGGTCGGTGTGTTCCAAGTCGCTCCCATCTGGTTTGATCCAGGTATAACCGAGAGTCGATTCCTGCAAGGTCACTTCCTGCGGTTGCTGCGTTTGCCGGTCGATGAGGGATACAACGTAATTCATATAGCCTCCGTGTAAAGTTGCGCTTTCCAGATGGTTTAAACCTATCTGTATAAAGATACCTTCCGGCCTTGGGGTTCTCCCCTTGGGGATGTGTCGTCAAAAGTCGCGTTTCCCCTGCCGCCTCTTCTCCATACCATACTATAGATACATCTGAACTTTAGCCTCCAGGGGTTTCCCTTGGGGGTTCCCCGGTTAAAGCCAGAATAAGCCTATACTATCCCCTGTCCTGCCTACTTAAAAGCCTTCCTAGGGCAAATTTGGAAGTCGAGCACATTCCGAAAACAGCCAAAAGAGCCAAAAACAGCTTTCAAAGCACTGTATCAGGTTCCAAAAGGGAAAAAAAGAGTAAAGCCGACCGGATGTAAAACAGCCAGAAAGGGCAAACAAAGAAAGGGGCGGCTTATCGTTTCAGGGTATTATGTCAAGTTCATGCGCGCGCGGCGGCTCTGGTGGCCGATCTAGCTATATTCCAGGGGTACAAATAGGGTGTATCGGGAGGGGAAAAGGG